GAAAACCAAAGGGTCTATATGCCAATATCGCTGCTAAAAGGCGGCGCATGGCTAAAGGTTCTGGTGAGACCATGCGTAAACCAGGGACTAAGGGCGCACCTACATCTGCAGCATTCAAAGCGGCTGCTAAGACAGCCAAGAAGAGGTAACAGAGATGGCCTTAGAGTCAGGAACATACTTAAACAGCTTAGTAACCAGCAACCCTACAGCGACTGATGCATTAGCCCAGGCTGATGATCACCTTCGTCTCATTAAGTCTGTCCTGGTCAATACGTTTCCTAACCTAGCTGGTGCTGTTACTGTCACTGATGGTGAACTTAACATCATCGATGGTTCTACTTCAGCCACTTCAGTTACCTTAGTAGACGCTGACACTGTCGTTATTAATGACGGCGGCACTATGATACAGGTGGCACTTACAGACTTTCTGACCTATATCAACGCAGGGATGACACTAAGAGACGATGTCGTCACAACAGCTTCCCTGGGTGACGCTGTCGTAGGCACGGCGAACATCATTGACGCATCGATCACTAATGACAAGATTGCTGCAGGTGCTATCTCAGCTTCTAAGATCTCATCTGACGTGTCTTTCGCATCCGGCATGGTCATGCCCTATGCTGGTAATGTCAGCGCACCTACAGGCTGGCTATTGTGCTACGGACAGGAAGTATCCAGGGCAACATATACAGACCTATTCTCAATCATAAGCACTACATACGGATCTGGCGACAATGCCACTACGTTTAATCTGCCGGATCTCCGTGGTCGTGTAATCGCCGGACAGGATGACATGGGCGGCACGTCAGCAAATAGACTGACAACTGCTGAAAGCGGCATCAATGGAGATACTGTCGGTGCTTCAGGTGGTAATGAAAGTGTAACCCTAACATCTGCACAGTCAGGTCTTGTAGGGCATAGTCATGCTTCATCGACTGTTAAGACACTAAAGTATCAGCAGAACTCTTTCCAAAACGGTGATGAGACTGCTTATATAAACGTCTCCTCTGAGGCATCACAAAACGCATCAAGCTCTCACCCAGTTGTGCAGCCAACTATGGTTCTAAACTACATCATCAAGACATAATAAGGATAAACCCATGGTTATGCTTCCAGTTCGCGATTTAGGTGCAACTGGACTTGTAACTGACATATCACCTTATAACCTGCCGCTGAATGCATACAGCAAGGCGTTTAATGTCCGGTTCGATGAAGGCAAGGTTAAGAGAGCCTCAGTCTTCCGTACCATAGTTGACAAGTGGCTGACGACTGGTCAATCCAAGAGTTAATCAACGGTACTTACCTGGACAGATCTGGATCTATCACTGGATCTACAGACCCCAGGCCGTTCAATAGTACTTCCCTGGCTAACATTACTTACATTAATAGGGAAGACCGTGTACCTGTCTACCGGACAGCTAATGGCACTAACTTCGCTGACCTTCCTAACTGGCCTTCAGACCACCGCTGTAAGTCACTAAGGGCATACGGTGACTTCCTGGTCGCATTGAACACGACAGAAACATCAGTCAACTTCCCGACTAGAGTCCGGTTCAGTGATATAGCCCAGGCTAATAGTGTTCCATCCAGCTGGGATGACACAGACACAACGAAGTCAGCTGGTTTTAATGACCTGGTAGACCTTAAAGATCCTATCCTAGACGGTTTATCCCTGCAGTCTAACTTTATCATCTACACGCAGTCTGAAGTCATGCTGATGGAGTTCGTAGGTGGCACGTTCCTGTTTAACTTCCGTAAGCTGTTTAATGACGCCGGACTGATCAACACTAATTGTGTTGTCGAAGTCGAAGGTAGACACTACTGCTTCGCTAAGTCAGACATCTATATGCATGACGGAACGTCTAAAGAGTCCATCTGTGACAACCGCATCCGCGAGTTTGTCTTTAAGAATATTAATGCGAAGAATGTTGACCGCTATTTCGTACACCATGACCCAGTGTTAAACGAAGTACACTTCTGTTTTCAGTCAGGTGACCCTGACGCATACTTCCCGAATGCTGATAGATGCAATCGGTCAGCTGTTTATAACTACAGAAACAACACCTGGTCGATCATGGATCTGCCTAACATATCTGCTTCAGCTGTTATCAACGTAAACAACGTCAAGACCTACTCTGAGTCAACTACGATCACATATGACGGCGTTGGCGGTAGCTATTATGACCAGGAAGACAGCTTTAACAGGCAGTCAGTCATGGTCGGGGAGTCAGATACAACAGACGGCATCACGTCAGATAAGGTTTATGGCCTGGATACAGCTGATAATGGTCGTATGACCTTCGAGATCGATGACGAGGCGACAAAACCAGTGCTTCTAGAGCGTATTGGCATGGATATGGACGAGATCAGGGAGCGTTTATCCGGCTATAAAGTAGTTAATGCTATTTACCCTCAGATACAGACGGAAAACGCCCAGTTAACTAACGTAACTTTCGAGTTTGGTGCATCAGATATCCCCCAGAATACGCCTACTTTCAGCGAAAGCAGAACTTACGACATTGCATCTGATTACAAGATAGACAGTCGTGTTAGCGGATAAGGACGTAGAGTTTAGCGGTTTTGATCTCGATGTGACAACAACAGGACGGCGATAAGACATGGCTATCAATGAGAAGACTGACTTAACAGTTCTAGACTACTCCAGAAGCCAGCGTCCTGTAGTTAACAATGACATGGCTAAGTACCTACTAGACGAGCTACAGCGTATTCAGAATAGTATCAGTTCTTTGAGTAACGCTGCCGTGCAGGTTGCGGATCGTGCGCCTGATAACCCCCAGGTAGGCATGATCCGTTTTAACAAAAGCCCATGGGATGCCCTGGGCGACTCAAGTGAGGGTTTAGTCGTCTATGACGGCACTAATTGGGTGGCGATATGAAGACGCCAGTAATCGTAAAAGAAGATTATATTGTCTGGTATGAGCCAGTAACTATGGATGACTACCTACATATGTTTGTTCACTGTGATGTAAAGCGGTGGACACCCAGAATAAAGAGAGCATTAAAAGAAGACTTCGAGACGCTAAGATCACTTACGAAGATGCCAGCCTACGCGCTGCACAACGTAGGCGATACCAAGCATCTGAAGTTCCTAATCATGTTTGGATTTATACACGAGACTGACTTGCCGGAAGAAAAGTCGTTGTTCGTATTGGAGTAGATAAATGGGTGAAGCAGCTGCATTACAGGCTTTCGGTTCTATAGCAGGGGGAATTCTGGGAAGAAACAATTCCAGATCAAGCATGTCATCAATCAATGATATGAACCGTCTAAACCGTGAAGGCTTCGAGTTAGCCAAGCCTTACATCAAGCGCATGTATGAAGGCGGTGCTACTGGCTTAGACAACATCCTGGACAATGGTTTTTACACTGGCGCGACTTACGCTGGACTTAATCCCCTACAAGAACAAGCAGCCAGAGACCTGACAGCTTTTGGTATGGCTAACGCAGGTGAAGGCCAGAGACTTATGGATCAATCCAAAGGCTTTGGGCAGAACTACGCTGATATCTTCAATAGGGCGTCTACAGGCGGCATGAGTGCAGCCCAGGACTATGCATTGAATAACTCTGATCCTCTAGTCCAGGCTGCTATGCGAGACAGCACCAGGCAACTACAAGAGCAGACACTTCCAGGCATCAACAGGCAAGCATCGATGTCCGGCAACGTCAATTCTAGCCGTGCAGGTGTTGCTGATGCACTAGCTCAACGTTCGTATGACGACAGAATGGCTGACGTTAGAGCTAACGTACAAGACCAGCTGATGGCTAGAAGCCTATCGCAATTCAATAGCGATCTTAGAAACCAACAGGCAGCCAATGACGCATTGAAGACTACTTACGGTGTTGGGTTCAACATGACTCCGGCAGCACTTGGTATGATTGGAAGAGGCGAGGGCGTACTTCAGGCAGATCAACAGATGGAACTAGACGCAGCACGTCAGGCATTCGAAGGTCAGCGTGACTTCAATATGAATGCTAACCAGAACTTTGGTGCTGGCATCTTAGGTCGCGCACCTATGTCCCCAGG